ACAACTTGGAAAAAACACTTAACATAAAAGGAGCAGTATATGCTGTTTGATAGCTGGTTAAAGAAGACACGCGATCTGCAAAGAGACGTCTATTTTATTAACTATGAAGAGATGGAAGGCGATAAGGACGCAAACATTCGACGTCTTGTTGAGTACATGCGTTGGAACATGCTAGCCATCGATGATGAACTTGCAGAGATGCGGCAGGCAATTTCGTGGAAGCCTTGGCAACACGATAAGCCATACGCAGATCGCGAGGAAATTGTTAAGGAAGCCGTTGACGTTCTACACTTTGTCGCAAACATCATCGTTGCGGCGGGAGGAACAGATGAGCAGCTTAACAAGTTCTATCTTGAAAAGATGGAAAAGAACAAGCAACGTCAGTTAAATGGATATAAGGTAAAGGACATTGGCGTTAAGTGCGCCATGTGCTCAAGAGCAATTGACGATGTTGGCGTTGGCAAGACGCCAGACGTCTGTGCAAAATGTAGACCAGTAGTGGAGGAGTAAGATGCCAGATATAAATGAAGAATGGGCAAGAGAACAGTTTGTCTCAGCAAAGGTTCGTGTTGTTGTTGGCAAGGCTGTCCTTGAGCTACTAGACACGTGGAAGACGCTTGAGCTAAAACCAGAACATGCTAAGTCTGCTGTTGAGGTGTTTAGCAAACTTGCACTCAACCACTCGCTTATTGAACCACCAAAGGACGAGGTTTGGGTTCCTGTTCAGGCAGGGTTCTTAACAGTCGGTGAAGAGGTACGCGTCATGAACGACGCCTTTAGTGACTCAACGGGCGCAATGCACAACGGGCGCAGGGGCGTAGTAGTTGCCATAAGAAGCGGAGATGTTATTATTCGCTCAAACGATGATAAGAAGCCTTTTCTTGACGGAGTTCACTACTCACCTTATAAGTTAGAAAGAAGAATCAAATGATAAGAACTAATCTAGTATTTAACATCACTGGAAAATCTAAGCAAGAAATAGAGCTAAAATTGAAAGAAAGAGTAGCTAAGTATCTTGAAGTAGAAGTTGATGACGTAGAAGAAAAAGTAGAAATTGAAATGTTTATTATTGTTGGAGAAGAAGGGCCTCTACAATTAACGTTTTTAGCAGACTGTAAAGTAAAGGTGAAGAGTTAACGATGAGCCAAGAAAATAAGCCTCGTGTTGAGGCACTACGCGAGGCAGCAAGAATTATTGCAGGTGAGCGTGACGTTCAATACGGAGGGCCAGAGGAAAACTTTGAACGCATTGCGAAGATCTGGGGAGTAATCCTTAGCACAAACATTACTCGCGAGGACGTTGCAATGATGATGGTTGGGCTTAAGGTTGCCCGCTACGCATCAAAATCTGGGTTCCAACCTGACACCTGGATTGATGTCGCAGGCTACGCGGGCTGCGGATATGAGGTAGGACAGCTTGAGGCTGAAAAAAGTAATAAAACTGCTCCCCTAGAGCAGCCTTAAGCTTAAAAGCCAGTATACAGTCCTTCCGTGGCTACTACGGGAGATACTTTATGACTACACCAACGTTTACTGACTGCAACGGGCTTGCAGGTTTCATGAGCTTAGGCCTTGTGCAGGCTGGGATGGAAATGACAAGTCGCACGGGCACGCTTAACTTTGGAAACGCAGTTGCAGAGGTTAATCGTCATCATCTAGGCAACAAGTGGAGCACATTTTTCTCAGATGATGTAAACGAGTGGCCAGTCCACAAGGTTGATGCCGTTGTTGGCTGTCCTCCATGTTCTGGTTGGTCAGTTTGGTCTGGTCCTGCAAATCGCGGCCCTGATTCTGCAGCACACGAGCATACACGCGCCTTTATGAGATACGCAGGACGAGTTGCACCAAAGATTATCGTGTTTGAGTGCGTGCAACAAGCCTATACACAAGGCAGAGAGACGATGAACAAGTATCGTCTTATGGTAGAAGAGATCTCCGGTAAGAAGTATGACTTATACCACGTAAAGCAAAACAATCTCCAGCTTGGTGGCTTTTCATATCGCCCACGCTACTTTTGGGTAGCAGTGCGTAAAGGACTAAAGTTTGGCGCACAAGTAACGGAGCCTAATGAGTTCCCTAAGATCATGGACATCATAGGCGATCTTGCGCACCTTCCACAACAGTGGGAAGCACAGCCTTACATTGAAAAACACTCTAAGTTTACTAAGTCTCTGCGCTCAAAAAACGGCAAGGTAAACGGTCACATTGGCAAAGACACAATTCACTCACAAAGAATTCAAGAGGTGTTTGACATCATCGGGAACGACGGATGGCCAGGAAACGGTGATCTCGGCGGCGCTATAAAGAAGGCCGTTGAAATGAATGATGGTAAGTTTCCACAACGTTGGGTTGATATATCTGCGCGTGTTATACGTAAGCAATACAAGCTTGGTTTTTCTCAGCCATATCGCTGGAAAGAAGATCATTGGTGTAATGTGCTTACCGGCTCTGCATTAGACCACGTAGTTCATCCAACAGAACCACGACTATTAACTCACCGCGAGTGCGCACGCATACAAGGATTACCAGATGACTGGGATATTGAAGGCGCTAAGGATTACTCCGCAATGCAAGCTACGTGGGGAAAGGCAGTCCCAGTGCATGCTGCCAAATGGCTTGGAGATGCCGTAGTTGCCTCTCTGAGCGGGGAACCTAACGGACCGCAGGGTGAACTAATCGGAGATCGCGAGTGGCTTATAGACACTGATAAAGGCTTCTCAAGGCACGCAGCAAAGAAGCGCTACGAATGACAAAAGCGTATCCGCAGTGTGAGAAGTGCTACCTTGAAGAGAACACGCAGTGGGAGCCAGAGTCTGTTGGAGATGACGGAAGCTTAATATCTAAACTAACTGCGGTGACAGTTCCAGATCAACTAAAGACAGGTGAGATCAACGTCTGCGCCTCCTGTGGAGAGATCACGATAGTAGGAATATACGCAAACATGGAGCCAGACGAGGTTCAATATGATGTTGATCCTCTAAATCTGGACGATCTTGATACCGACCCGTATAGCAAGGGTACCTGATATAATATATCTACCAAATGACAAAGGACACACGACATGCAAACGTTTATGCAACAGACCGACTCGTTCGAGCGCATTGCCGCCGAGCTTGACAACAAGCGCCTTCACAAGCAAACCCTAGAAGGCTGGCAGTGCTTACTTGCCTTAACTAAGCTTAATCCTGCAGGTGAGTTTCGTGACCCTAAAGGTTGGGTTAATCACCCTGTTGCGCACATGTGGCGCGGACATGAGGCAGTTCTAGTTTCATATCTTGCAGCCACATATTTTGAGTGGCGTAAGCGTGGGTATAAGTCTACAATGCTTGGCAAGATCTACGGAACCTTTGACATTGCAGTTGAGCGCAAGTTAATCTCACCAGAGCTAGTCTTTCCTAGCTGGATGGCAGATAAGGATAAGTTTGAGCAGGTTGCAGCCACACACCGCGTATCACTTCTGCGTAAGGATTACGGTTGGTATAGCCAGTTTGGCTGGGCAGAAGACCCAGGGCATCGCCCGCCGCACTATCAGTATCTATGGCCTGACGTTAACGGAAACCTATACTTAGGCACATTTAACAACCTATAGCAGGGTGCTCAGTCGTCATTAGAGACACTTTCACGCCTAGGTCCATATATCTTCACGTCTAAAAAAATACCGGTGTTTCCTGCGCAAACGAGCGAGACTCAAGATACAATGTATACATGCGAGATTCAAGAGCGGGCCAATCGTTATGGTCTATATGGGAAGGTGAAGGCTATGAGCCTAAAACCGCCCCTGCGTACACATTCTACACCGATGCACACGTAGACACTGAAAACGAGGTTGTTCGTCGTGCACTTGCATCTGCAATTCAACGTGAAGGCTTAGTATTTTCATTAGGCAACGGATACGGATCAATCGACACTGCAACAGTGACGCAAGGCTACTGTGGCTACCTCCCAGGCGAAAGAGACTTGACAGTCTGCAATGAAGATAGAGAAACTCCGCAAGGGGATCTTGTAGACTACGCGATCTTAACAACCTGGGTGGAGCTACAGTAAATTGAGCAGAGCAACTACAGATCTAAGTTGGCAAAAAGAAGCGATATGCGCACTACCGCAAAATGAAAAGCTTCGCGATTACTTCTTTTCAACTGAGCCTACTGAAAAGTATCAGGCAAAGAACCTTTGTTTTTTGTGCCCTGCACGACAAGACTGTTTAAAGTGGGCACTAGAACATCGGCAGATCTGGGGAATCTGGGGAGGAAAAGATGAAGGTGAAATACGTCGCGCGCTTAGCGTTTCATGGAACGGTCAGGAATCCCGTCGTCAACGATACCCTCAATGTCCTCATTGCACAGCTCGTCCTAATAAGCTAGAAACACTAGTTGTTGATACGCCTAATGGTGGACGTTGGGCAACAATGAGATTAGTTCATTGCACTGCCTGTGATTTTACCTGGCGCTCACGAACAAGTGCAAATGCAGTAGATGCATATCACGTTGAACGTAACGAAAAGCTAGAACGCCAAGCTCGTGAAAAGGCTAAGAAGAAGGAGCGTCTAGAGAAGAAACGTAAAAAGAAAGATTTGAAGAAATCCTAGACTTTTCACCTGCTGGAGCTAACTGAAGAGCTAGATTTCCATGCTCTGCAGCAAGATCAAACTTCCCTAGATGATATGCTGCTATTGAAAGCAAGTCATGCGGGGTGTATCCCCAAGCCTCGTCTTCACATAAATACTCTAGTGGACGCTCCTTAATATCTAACGCAGCTTGTGCGTACTCAAGACACTTTGTCCAGTTTGATGTTTCGTAATAATACTTTGATAGATCAACTAGCGGCTCGCGGCGACCAGGCGCCTCCTCAACTGCGCGGTTTGCCCAGTACTCTGTCTTATCAGTCTCGATCTTTGAAAGATAGCGCATTGACGCAGCACGCTCTGGCGGCCACGTTGCACGAGGTAGTGCAAGATGACGCTTAAACTCAGCTGCAGCTTCCTCGTTACGTCCGTAAAAATATAACTCGCGGGCATAGTAAAATGCATTGCGGTCGTCACTTAGATCTTCCTCTACTGCAAACTTTAGCAGTGGGAGATATTGACTACGTGGCTTTGTGTTATCTGCGTGGTGATGAATCTTTAATCCTGTCCAGCCCTGTGTCTCGTGAGTGTCTCCGTATGTCATCAAGACCTCATGAACTGGATGCTTCCAGCGATATCCAAAACGCTTATGAATCTTATCTCCACCGTAGATTAAACCAGGTGTTCCGTCTTCGTTCCAAGACCAGGTGTACTCGTAGCGTGGACGAGTCCAACCTTCTGCGTGTGCTTTTTCAAGCTCTTCACGCCAACCTGGTAACAGTACCTCGTCCATGTCAAGTGCAATGCAGTAGTCGATATCTGCTGGCAACGCTGCAAGTGATGCGTTACGTCCCATATCAAAACGCCAAGGTTTTACAAGAACGTTTATTACGTTAATACCAAGCTTCTGCGCGGCCTCAATTGTGCCATCAGTCGACCCTGTGTCCGCTATTAGAAGGTAGTCTGCTTCCTTTGCAGAGTCATACCAAGGCTGTACAAATTGAAGTTCATTTAGCGCAATTGTGTAGATAGCTACCTTCATGTTTTCTCTCCCTGTTGTTCGTCGCTATGCAATTATCTTATCACGTATTAGGTACTAAAGTGACCTTTCCTTCATAGCAACAGTGATCTGCGCCGTCTAGCGTCTCAACTGCGGTGTTGTAGACACCTTCAAGAAAGTCCTCGCGGCCGGTTGCCCAAACAACATCAGAGATAAGAACTGTCTTGTTGTCTGAGATACTTCTAATTGTTAGGTTAAGTAGAGGAGCATTCTCGCTCTCCTCAGCGTGCCACTGCCAGTTTCCTACGGTTTCCATTATCATATGGCTGAGATATCCTTAACTGTGATGACGCCAAGCATTCCAGCGTGAACTGAGCACTGATAGGCATAGGCTCCATTTATGTTGGCAGGAACTCTCCAATACAGCGTTCCGCTTGTCTTACCCTGCGCACTTGTACCTGTAACGATAGTTCCATCGGTAGATACGTGAATAAGACCAGTGTCGTAGTTTGCTGCTCCTGACGCCGTCTTGATTAAGAACGGGTGCCCTGCAACGTTTAAGTTAAACGCGATTGTTGTGCCAGAGATCGCGTATACCGTTGGGTTGTTTCCTGCGTACTGTGTAAAGAGATACGCAGTAGATCCAGAGTTTGTTACCTCAAGGCGTGTTATCGCCTGGTATGCAATTTCATCAATTGTAAGTGCGGCAAGAATCGCATCAGGGGAAGTAGCAAAAGTCGCTGTAGCGCCAGTTGGACCTGTAGGTCCAGTAACTCCTGGGCCTGTAGCACCAGTTGGTCCTGTCGGTCCCGTTGGTCCACCTGATGGACCGGTTGGTCCTGTAGGTCCAGTTACTGTACTTGCTGCACCTGTCGGGCCAGTCGCACCTGTTGCACCTGTTGGACCAGTTACTGTAGATGCTGCGCCTGTTGCACCAGTAGCAC